CTTAACGTTACCAGCTGTAATTGCAACCTTACCTAAGTAGTCAGCTGCATTACCTAAAGAACTTGCTGTATTTGACAACTCAACATAACCATAACGTGTCATGAATGATACGACTGGTTCAAATGTTGATGGATCAAGAACAACACCACTGCTCATCAATGGAATGTATGGGCAATAGAATGCTGCTGCATCAGACTCTGAACCGCCTTTGTAGCCGATTAGAACGTCTGTTGAGTCAACTGCATAGCTGTTTACATACACTTTCATTGCGTTGTTTAATGTACCAACGAACTTGGTGTTTGTAGGTGCTTCAAATGTACCTTCTGTTGTACGAGCAAAAGCGCTAGTAGTAGCAGATTGTAGAATTGTTAAAGCAAATGGACTTACTACAGCCCAGTTACCAGCACCACGACGTGTACGCTGAGCGATCAAGTTAGCAACACGGTTGATCTGAACTGCCAATGCGGCATGCTCGTCACCAACGAATGTAGCTGTACCAGATACAGCGGCTTGGTCATAAGTTTGTACTGCTGAACCAGCCAAGTTAGCTAAACTAGCTAAGATTTCTTGATCAATTTCAGCTGTGATTTCTTGAGCCAATGCGGCCATGATTTCTGCTTCAACGTCAATACCTTGTTGGGCTTGTGCGTCTTGAGCTGCTTCGAATGTCCAACGTGCTGATAGCTTACGTGTGCGAGCCTCAACAGTTTGTTTCAAGATCTGAATAGACATACGCTTACCTGCTGCACCTTCTAGTGTAGCTGTAGACGCTGCCTTGGCTGGGCTTGCTTCATTACCTGAATAAGCCTCAGCGATCTTGAATGGGCTTAGTGCCTCTTCACCAGCAACAACGCCAGCACCGCTTGATGTATCGCTGTAGCGAACACGTAGAGTGTGGATTTGTCCAACTGGACCAGTCATTGGTTGTACACCAACTAGTTCATTAGCAATGACTGTTGGCATAACGCGACGGATTACTGGTAGAATGACGCGGTTTAGTGTTGCAACGTTACCGGCAGAAGTAGCACCAGCAGTTGGAGATTCCATCAAATACTTACGTGTATTCTCTAGTGTAACTCCCATTACTGATTTTTTAGTGCCTTGTAAGCCTTCTAGTAGGGCTTCCTTAGTTTCTGCCCAACGTCCGTTTAGTAGTTCTGACATTTAAATTTCTCCTTAAAATTTTAGTCCTGCGAGTCTGCGAATATCTACAATATTAGATGATTCCTCGCTATTACGGGTGTTGGAAATTTCCTTATTTCCGGTGATTTCTTTAGCCTCTACTAGTGCCTGTTTCTTCTGCGGAGCTTTCCCACCAGATAATACTGATGGAAGATACTTTTCAAAACTTTCGTTTAGTTTAGTAGTCTTTACGCTCTCCATTAATTCTCCCATGATCTCGCGTTGTTCCTTGTTTAGAGGAGCAAGTAGCTCGGCCATGATATCTTTTCTCGTTTGGCTCTCTTTCAGAGCACGAATTTCTGCTTGTTTACTTTCTAAAATTTGTTCGGCTTCTACAACGGCTTTTGCAGCCTCTTGCATTGCGTGATCCTTCAAGTCTATGACTTTGAGTAATTTTGCAGTTTCGGATTTTTCGTTTAAGTAACTGGACTGATATTCAGAAGCAAAAGCTTCAAACATCTTACGTCCAAAGTCAGCGCGGCGGGCTGCTTCGATGTCTTCTTTCAATGATGTAATCTCGGTACGTAGACCTTGACTGACAACACCTTCAACCATCTTAGCTGCACGTTGTACAAACTCTTGTTTTACTTTTTTAATTTGTTCGCGTCCTTCACGGACTAAACGTACCTTGGTTTCAGCCAAGTCTTGTTTATCTTTGTAAAACTCTGTAATTTCTTGAGCTAGAGCCTCAACTACGAAATGTTCTAACTTACCAAATTTACTAGCCATTGCTACTTGATCTTCGTGTAATTCTTTAACTTCTGAAGCTAGTTGACGTGTAACAAATTCCTTCATTACTCGTGCATCCGACTTCATTTTGAAAGCATATTTTGCCTTCATTTCAGCTAGTTGTTTACGATCATCAGCAAACTCAACAAGCTCACTAGATAATTGTTCTGATAACATTTTGTCAACAGCTTCAATCATTGTGTTCTTATCGTGCTCGTATTTTTGTGCAAATTCTTCGCGTAATTGTTGAGCAACTTGTGTGCGAGCCTCGTTGATACGAGATTCGAACGCTGCTTCAATTGACTCTTTGATCTCTTCAGAAATCACATTGTTTTCGAATAAACTTTTTAGTGCATCCAACATATGATTCTCCTTGTTATTGGAGTTTGCTTATTATCGATAATAAGCTCTCTTTGAGATATTTCTGTGCTTTAGGATCACCTTTCACCTCTTGCGCTATGCGTAAGGCATTTAATCCGCCTCGATTCATCATCAAGTGTTCATAAATTGGTGTTGGGTATGCTCCTGGAGCACTAGGTTGAGCTACCATATCTACTGTGATAATCTCAAAATCTGATACTTCACCGGAACCGTCACCTTTGACGTTCCCGGATCCGCGACTACTAACGCCTAATTTCACTCCGCTTTCCAGCATTGTTTTGATTAGTTGTCCCATAGGGGTTGGCAAAACTTTTAATTTGCCATAACCATTTGGACCATCCATCCACATGTTTGTAATCATGTGACTTACACGGTCCAGGTTAATTTTTAGATCATCTGGATGATCCACTTCTCCGAGTACTGAATAGCCGTTTTGAATCTGATCGTTTAGGGTTTTGACAGCCTTGCCAATCTCATTAACAGGATAAACACGCTGGTTAGCGTTGCGTATACCGCCCTGGATGCAAATCCCGGACATGTATAAGTTTTTTCCTTCTTTGTCATCAGATTCAACGACCATTTTGGCTTCGTTGAAACTGAGATTCTCTCGGAGGTATAGTGACATAGTTTAGTATGTACTCTTTATATTACTTTGCACGACCTGGTGCGCCATTTAATGGACTATTTGTATTTTGTCCATTGTCACCATGCTTTGCAGTTTCTTTCTTCTTGAATGCTGTTTTACCAGAATTAGAATTTACACGATTGTGGATCGTACCTAAACCAGATGTTAAATCACCTGCTTTTGGATTTGCTAAACCACCTTGTGTACCTTCACCTTTAGATACACCGCCTGCAACGATGTTGGAAGCAGTGCCGCCCATATCGTTTTTACCGGCTACGATTGACTTGGTGTTAACACCGTTGTCACCACCTTTGGCAAATGTGTTGTATGTCTTGCCACCGTGTTGGTTAACATATTCCATCATCATGTTTGGATCATCCATTTCTAGATCGTCGCTATCCGTGTCCATATCCATTTCTGGCTCGTCGCCCATGTCATCCATGTCGCCCATTTCTTCGCCTTCTTCGCCGGCCATTAGCTGTTCAAATTCTGCTTTTAGGTCTTCCAAGGCGTCTTCTAGATCCATTACACGATCTTCTAATTCTTCATCGGCGCCTTCTTCGTCATCTGCTTCTGCACCAAATGGATTTTCTTCGCCGTCTTCTTCACTATCTTCTTCACTGTCATCTTCGCTGTCATCAGCGCCGACTTCGTCTTCTTCTTCATCGCCTTCCATTGCCGGTTGTTCTGCCGGTGGCATTTCGCCGCCTTCACCTTCTTCCTTGAAGTCTGATTCTAATAATTCTTCGTAGATTTCACGAGATTTTGCTACTACGATGTTGTGGAAAATCTCTTTTGCTGCTTCTTGATCTTCATTGATCAAAGCTTCAAGCATAGCTTCAAATTGAGCGCGGTCAGTCATGTTGGTTCTCCTATATGTAATGAATACAAGGCTGTATTATATTTACACTTTAATTACAAAAGTGGGTAGATATGCCGCAAAAACGACAGATTTTTTGCGTATTTGTGATTATTGGGCCGGTGCCGGTGCTGCTGCGTACATTGAATGAATAAAATCTAATTCATTTTCTTGTTCTAAAATGTGTGCCTCACTACTTTTTCTCAGCTCATTTAGTTGTCTTAAAGTTAATCTTGTTTTTCTTGTGTCACCTCTTTTCACAGATGTGACATCTCGACTAGGAGAGTAACGAAGATCATTCGCTATTTTTCTAGTATCGGGATCAATATAAAAAAGTTCTCTAAGAATCATAATGTTATTTATGCAGCAGGCGGAGTTGCCGGACCTGCTGGTGCAACTTGTGGTACTGCACTTTCAGCACCGGGTTCACTAGCATTAGCAATATCGTCTGGTGCTGATAAATCGCCAGCCATGCCTAGATCGCCTTCAATGCCGGCAGCACTTAGTCCTGCACTACGTAACTCTCCGGCAGCATCAGTATGTGTAGGTTGCCCTTTGCCATTTTCTTCAGCCCACATACGTTCGTTTTCTGCAATCTCGTCTTCGCTTAGACCTAAGAAACGTTTTAATGCAAAACGTTTAGACATAAATGGCACAGCTTGAATAGTGTTAAAGGTGTTAATCCGTTCAGTATCAATCGCTGCCTGACGACTACTTGCAAAGTTCATTGGTGGATTAAACTTTAATTCAAATAGATTAGCATCAATGTTCATGCCTCTATGGTACATGTACATCTTAAATTCTTCGTCAAACGCCGCAGTAATTAATGCTTGTAAACGTTCGCAATACTTGTTAAAGCGTAGTTCTTGGATGTATGCTGTGCCAACACGACCATCATTAAAACTTGCTTGACTGTCGTCTGCGCCTGTTGGCAAGTAGCTTGACGGAATGCGTAAGCCACGGAATAATTTGTTAGTAAAGTACTTTAAGTCATCAATTTCGCCTAGGTTAGTACCGCCCGGTAGAGTTTCAACTTTTGATCCGCGACCTTCGGCGGTAGTTGGAAAGAAGTAATCTTCGTTGATGCTTAACGGATTGTACGCTGAGTCAATTACGTTTTGTCCGCCTCCAGACTGTGATGGAATACGGCGTTGATGAATTTCGTTTTTAACACGCTCTAC